TTCCTTCGGCCGGTCGCCGTTCGCCTGCAGGTAGTTCAGCGTATCGCCGGTCCCCCACTGCTCGTTGCCGATGGCCTTGTCCTGGCCGAATATCGGGTAGCTGTCGCTCTTCTCGTTGTTCATGTTGTACTGGCCGTAGTAGGTCAGATCCTCATCCACGCTCTTTGCCACAAACAGGTCACAGGGCAAGCCGTCAATGGCCGAGCGTATGTCTTCCTTGCACGTATCCGCATGGTCGGCGGCATACTGCTGGGCCGGGGTCAGGATGCCCATTTCCTTCATGCCGTCATGGATGAACTTCGCGCCACCGGTATTGGTGGTCATGGAGGAGTCCGAGAAGTCACACTTCGCACAGGCGAGTTTTGCCCCCACCGAGTTGTCCCGCAGTCGGAACAGGTTCTTCTTACCCTCCGTAGCTGTCGGGTTGCTCTGCTGCCCGTTACCGTCTATCTCGCCGTAGCTCATCCGTGCCGTGTAACCGCTGGCTGTCTTCTGGAAGTAGAAGCGCAGGTTCTTGCGGGCATAGTTCACCGAACTGGTACCCTGGATACGCAGATAAATGTCACGGGCTATCCAGTCCAGCGCCCGGTTCTCACCGTTGTAGAATCTAACTTCCCGGCACAGCTTGTTGGCCTTCTTGTTGTTCAGCTGGGCCAGCGCGTCCATCACGTTCAGCGTGTCGCTCTCGCTTGGCACCTCACTGCCCACGCTGCCCGTGCCTATCAGTACCAGGATCGAGTTCCGCCGCTTCTTCATCAGCCCCATCAGCTTCTCCATGCTCACCGTGTCCCCCTCGTTCAGCACGCGGTTGTCCTCATCCAGCGAGCGCACGCCCGGTTCCCCGTCGGCATCCTCCAGATGGTTGCGGTCCACGATGTAGTTGTTAAGCACCTCGTCCGAGGTCAGCGCCTTGTTATAGATGCGCACGCTCTTCACGTTCAGGTCAGCCCCCTCCGATTTGAACTCCAGCTGGCTCCGGATGTCGAAGCTCACCTTGTCCAGCCACTTCGAGGCGGCCGACTCCTCCCCGTTCACATAGAAGCCGATCAGCGTCCGCTGCTCGTTGGTCTCCACGTCCGGGTAGAACACGTAAGTGATACGGATATTCTTACCGGGTTCAAACTTCGTACCCACCGAGTCCTCATAGCGCAGGACCTGACCGGCATCCATCGCCTCCGTCACCACGCCGGTAAGGAACTTCGCCTCCTCCGGGGTCACCACCAGCCCGTAACGGTTGCCGTTTTGCAGGGTGCCCAGACAGGTGATCAGCTCCGCGTCGGTGTCAGTCACGTTGGCCGTGCTGTATTCTATCTCCAACGTCATGCCCACGTCGCGGATGGCAAAACCCTCGGGCTTGTCCGCCTCGTTGAACGGGCGATAACCGCCGTCTGCCGTCAGGGTCATGCCCGCACCGCCGGCCAGCAGCAGGCGGTCCTTGTGCCAGCCGCTTCCTGCGCCGTATTCGTTCACGCTCCACAGCACATCACGGAATTCCATCCGTTTGTCCCCGCTCACCCAGCTTTCCGGGTTGTTTTCCGTGTTGCTTCGCCCGAAGGCATCGAACGTGCACACGGCATCCGGTGCCAGCGTGGCTTCAATGTCGGGGTGCGATGTGGTGTTCACCCGCACCTCAAGCACGGCATCACCGCACGACACACGGTAGTCCAGCGGTTCCACGTTCACGTTCGTACGCCCGTAGCTGCCGGTCTCACCGCGCTGCAGCAGGTCTTCCTTCACCACACTGCCCCGGCTGGTCACTTTCACACGGGCCGTGTACGCATCCCTGTCATAGCCGGCATACGTGAAGTTCCACGCCGTGAACTGCTCTGCCTCCAGTACGGGGTGCTTCCAGTCACGCTGGAACCCTGCCGCCCGGTGGTTGAACATCATGCCGGCATAGGCCGTCACACCTTCCCCGGCTTTCAGCAGGGTCAGGTAGTGTATCTCGCTCACCACGCCGGAGTTCTCGTGCAGCGCATAGGCTTCCACCACGTTCATGCCCTCCCGCATTTCACTCAGCGCAACGGTGACGTTCTTCTGCTGGACACCGGAACCGGCTGACAGGCCAAGCGTATAGGGCTGCCCGCCGTTGATACGGTAGTAGATGTTCTTCTCGCCACTCGTTCCCTTAGCTGTAAATGGGATGTTCACGTCGTTCCGGTATCCCCCGTCAGCAAGTCCGTTCCCAACCGAATAAGTGGTACTTAGTTCCATAGCCACCATCGTCACCCTGGCGGTAGCGGTTTTCATCAGCGTACCGCCATCATAACCGGCCTGCGCCTCCACCTGCACGGTGTAGGTCGTGGCATCCTTCAGGTAAGGCGACGCGTCAAAAGTATAGCTCTGACCGGCCGTAACGCCGACAAACTCCGCATCCTGGAATTCTGAAAGGACCGTGGAGCCACGTTTTACGACCACCTTGGCCTTCAGGTCGCTGTAGCCACTCACCTCGCCGCCACCGGCCGTGCCCACGCCAACGGCATATCTCACCACGAAACCGGTACCCAACGACAAATACTGGGAAGCGGGCAAGGAGGAACCCGAAGCATCGGTCAGGTCTATATTCACCACCACCTTGTCATCGTCGCTATACTTGGAAAAGCGCACCTCCCTGTCGCTTTCTCCCCCTTCGCCATCCTTCTGCGTGACTGTCATCACGTACTGAGTGCCGTCCTCGCTGTCCGTCACGTCGATATTCGTCACGGTACCCACCAGCGAGGCGAACACCGCGCCGCTCGTGGGGGCTTTCGTCTCACCGGCGACCAGCTCCTCCGTAGGGGTGGCCTTGTCATCAATACTTTTGATATAGTTCTCCACCAACCGGCCGCTCACCGGAAGATTACCCGTGGATTCGTCACCGGACCAATCGGTCTTCTGCATATCCAGACCGTCCTCGTCATATACTTTCTTTGCCATATCGTTATTCTTTAAAAGTTATTTCATCCGTTTCCATCCATCCGTTCGGCTCCAAGGTTTGTCACCGCGCCAAAAGCCCGCGCCGAAACAACTCCTTATCGCCTGCCAAACCTGCTTGGCTCCTATATAGACCGCCGCCACCACCCGTTCACCTACGCGGATGGCCGTCACCTCTTTATCTCCAACATGGATCATCCCTGTTCCTCCTCGTAAATCAAGTAAATGGTCTTGCCGTCCTTTTCCGGGAGACTTTCAAACTCCTCCTCACTCATCTCCTCATGTTTGTAACCTTGGGCTATCGCGTCCTCGGCCTTCTTCGCGGCCGCCTCCGCCTTTGCCGCCGATTCACCCGCAGTTTGAATAGCTTTCTTTGTCTCCTGGGTGGCCGCTTCCATTTTCGGGGCCAGTTCCTCCACCCTTTCGGCAGCCTTGATCGCCCTTGCCGCCGCGTCATCGGCCGGCTTGCCCAGTAAGGTGATCGGGACGTTCACCAGCTTGTCACCTTTCTGCGCAGGCAGGGATTTGACCCCGCTCAGCGAGCCGACCGTCTCAAGGGATTCGACACTCTTGGACTCCGCCTTGACGACTTCCAGAATTTCCTGTTTTTCTTCTTCTGTAAATGCCATACCGCTACTCCTTTCTTTCTACAAGTTCATACACTTGCCCATAGCCTCCGGCTGTCAGACTCTCACCGCACACCTCCTTAATCAGGGTGACGTCTTCACTCTCCAAATCCAGCACGCCCCCGCCCTGGATGATACGCTGGCACAGGACATAAGCCTTGAACTTCTCGTCACGTCCCACGGGCTTGTCCTTCCCGTAATTGAACAGGGCCTCCGCCACGGCGGTGGCGACGTTGTCACCGTCAAGCTCGTTCCCTTTGAACCCCCTGAATCTCCTGTTTAAGTCAACTTTCATATTCTTTGGTTTTAAATGTTTATTCTCCTGTATAGCCGACAATGATGCCCCCCCTCACGATAAGTCTTATTTTGTCAAGGTCTGGATTCTGGGCGGCACCATCCCCCCAGTTCACACCCTCGTTATACACGTATGTACCGTCGGAATTACGACTCTTGATGTACCGGAACCCTTTCGACGCGCAAACATCACTTATCAATCCGTTACCGGTGTCCCTTACATCTACCGGACCGACAAAGAACCCGGCATAGGTCATACCGCTGGCCGGATAGGTCAAGGGGCCTGTCGACGCGTATATGGCGGCCCCACCGGAGGTCGCCCCGACCGACTTCACGCCGAACCGCCCGTCGGTGGCGCCATTGAAGGCCACGTCCACGATCCCCTCCGTCGAGGAGCTCGAGACCCCCAGTTTCAAACTCCGGGAATCGTTACCGAAATAATCGCGGCTCTTCCAATACAAGCGGCCGGACTCGATGGTGAAGCCGCCTATCTTGCCTTTATCGGCCTTGACGATCCCGCTGACGTTCGCGTTCCGGGTCTCGATGCTCCCGTCCGTGAGGACCTTGAAATAGCCGTTCGCCGTAACAAGCCCCTCCAGCTCGATCTGGTCGGCCCGGATGGTGACACCGGAAACAAGGTCCCCGAACTCGTCACGCTTGACATAGACCTTCAAATCCGCGCTCTTGACAAGACCGTTGTCGCTCACCCCTTGGGCGAACAGCTTGGAAAAATCAGCGGTCGTCACCAGGCCGGACTTGTTCTTCAGGCTTCCGTCAGCGTTGAAACGCTCGGATATGAGCCTGTTGTACTTCGATGTCGTAATGATGGATGACTCCTCCAGCACGTTACCGTCCTTGTCGAAATTCGCCGCCGCGATCTTGATCATCTTGTCCGACTGCTCGAAGAACGTGGCGTACTTATATGCCAGGGCATCCGTCCGGTCTGTCGAGAACACCAACAGGGACACTTGGATGACACCCGTGAACGACAGCTTGAAGTCACCCGTCCCGTTCCACAATCCGGAATGGTTGAGTACCTTTTCCCCGCCGACCGGCAAATCACCGTCGTAAGCGAACATATTGAAGTTCTCGAATCCCGCCTTATTCCCGTTCACGAACTCGATACGAAGATGGCCGGCTTCGATCACCTTGTAATGGAAGGACAGGTAGACATAGCCCGGAATGCGAAGCCCGTCCCCGTTCAACTCCTTGAAATCGGGGATCGTGCGGAAATCTCCGTTCTTCTGCATGATGTAGCTGTTCGTTATCCTGACGTAAGGAACCTTGCCGGTCTTTACGACCTCCACGTTGCCGTTCTCGCTCGATGACAACAGTTTATTACCGGCAAGAATCCACTTGCCGCCGAAAGTCAGGAACGCGGCCTTGTACCCGCTTATCCATTTACTCATCCCCTCGGTAAACGTGGTGTTATCGAAAAAGCTCTGCTCCTCCCTCACCTCGTCACGCAGACCTTCTACGGCGGACTGTATCTTACCCTCCGTAATTTCAAATTTCGTCAGGATATCCTCGCCGGTCATAAGGATAAACGTACCCTTGAGGTACACGTTGTCGCCATAAAGACCGTTCCCGTGCGGCTGGTTATTCGCAGGGAAAGCGCTGTCCTTGATACCGTCGAGATTACCCACCCGGCAACGCAAACAGCCGTTGAAGTTTTTCGCATTCACGCCGTCCAGTACGTCAACACGTGGCTGGCCGTCCTCGGTAGCCGATATGCTGATCAGGTTCTGCCGGAGCGGGTTTTCCGTGTTACCCATCAACACGCACTCATCACCCGCCTTCGGTTCCGTCCCGCCAAACTCCCTCTGGGGTACCGTTATCCCTTCCGTGTCGCCTTCCGACACTTCCACCCAGTAACCCAGAATCTCCGCCCCCGTAAAAACGGCACAGCGCATCAGGTCGTGCGCCACGAACGTGTTCTCCTGCTCAAAGGTGATGCGGTAATTGTTGCCCTCCTTGGTCACGGTCTTGATCTTACCGTTGGCTGCGGATACAACCAGCTGCCCCCTTACGCTGCGAACCGTTTCTATGAGCAGTTCCAAGGCTACCAACGTCTGCCGGATGGTCGCCTTGTCTATCGTGAGATTACTCAGCCCCGTTATTTTATCTATCCATAGCTGCCAACCCTCGCCGAACATGCCGTCCACGAAACGGGTACTGCGGAGCAATTCCCGGATAACAGCCGTCAGAAACTCGGCGTTCCCGTCGCCGTCAACATTGCCTCCGGATTCCCCGGCTTTGTAATCCCCAAAATAAGCCCCTTTCAAAAAACCGATCACCTCGGCAGCGGTATCCCGACGGTGTTTGCTCAGGAACTCCCTTTGGCTTCTTTTTGCCGAGAAAAGGTTGTTGTCGGTCGGCAGCGTATTATCGAAGCTCCGGATAATATCGGGAAGCCCGGAACTTTCGGCCCTGGCTTTCGTATAGCTTTTCAATTCCCCTATACTGTCGTTTACCCTGTCAAATTTCGATACCTGCAGGGCGTCGCTGATCTCCAGGTCCATCTCCCCGGGAAGGTTTACCCTGCGGGTGATCTTCGTAATGCGGCTCCTGCGGTAACCGTCTTTCGGGAAATACTCCGAGCTCTCCAATTTTACGCGCCGGCCGACAAACAGATCGGCCTCCTGCTGCTCGATCCACACATGATCGGTCGGAGCCTTGTAAGCGGCAATATCCAGCCAGTGGTCCTTATTATATTCGTCCACCGCGGCCGCAAATTCCTCCTCTGCCAACCGGTAATATTTATCCGGCATCCGGATATTCCAAAGGACATAGGTGTCCCCGGCCTTCGGGACGAGCTTGCCGCCCGGAAGCTGCGTGTCATTGCCGTAAGGCCAGATCGTGACGATCTCGAACTCACGGGTGGCACTATCGAAGTTCACCTCGAAATAATGGTCGTCCCCCTCTCCCAGCCCGGAAAGGTCACCGCTCTGGAAGGAGACGCGTTTCGTCTCACCGGCCAACTCATAATCGTTAGGATCGAAATCCATCCCGCCGTCCTTGAAGTAATAGACGGTAAAGGCCTTACCTTCCTCGTCCGTCACCTCCTCGCTCCGGACACTGCTTACCGTTCCCACCCGCCGGGGATAGATATCGCTGAAGGCGGCCTGTTCGTAGTGGTCATAGATACCGTACTCGTCCACGCCCACCTCCACGTACTTCTTTTTTCCGGGGAGCATCAGACGGGGGCTGCCGTACTTCTCGGCGTCGATGTTCCTGCTGCTGCCGATCGGGAAAAGGCGTGTGTAGAACTTCGCCGTATTGCTCGTATCCCGCTCCAGGGAGGTCAGCCCCTTGCCGTATCCCAACGTGATCTCCTCACCGTGTTCGCAACGGCACACGTTTACCGTCTGCCCCTCGACCCACCACTCGGCCTTGCCTCCCACCTTGCCGGCGATCTCCTTCAAAGCCTGGTCGCAGTACATGCCCTCATAGTCGATCACGATAAGATCGGTACCGTCCACCTGCCCCACCTTCCAGTCGGTAATGTTACCCATGCCGTCGTTGATGGCCTTCACCACCATCGCCACATGGTCCCGCGGCGTGGCCGTCAATGTAAACAGGGGATTGGTGTCGCCGTCCGTTGTCTCCAGCACGAGAAAACGCCTGATCAGGCTCTCGATACCGTACAGCTTCAGGTTATACTCCCACTCGCTCCCGCTTTTCTCTTTCGGGGTGTACCGCTCCGTCAGCCAGTACCGCTCGCCCATGTAGTCCGTGAAGTCGCCTACATCGAGGGGAATATGGGCATAATGCGTGAAGGAGAGCGCCAGCACGTTGTCGCCCTGCACCTCCTTGCTCTGCGTCGAACTGTCACTTGCAGCCACGTCCGCACGCTTGGCCCCGGATTTATCGTATATCGTTAGAAGCATATTCGAATCGTCTTTGAATGGTTATATAATCGGTACCGGCTCGCGGAACTTCACCTTGAATTTCCCGGCGTGGACCCCTTCCTTCCACAAATAGGTCAGCGGGGTGAACTTCGGACTGTCCGTGTATTTCACGTGCAGGGTCAGATCGAGCTGGGGAAACGCGATGTCGAGCCACCCGCCCTTCCCTTTCTTCAGGAAATTGATGAACGCGAAGTATTTCCGCAGCCATCCCTCCTTTGTCTTGTTATACAGGGCAAAGTGCAGCGTCACGTCACGCGCCTCGTTCCTCGGGGTAAGGACCGCGCTGTATTTCTCCCCGTCCTCCTCCCGTATGTCCACGGCCGTCTCCTTCTTCGTCTTGCTCGGGGTCAGGATCGCCGAGAGGTTATCCATGCCACCGCGCCGGTCCTCCACCAGGAACACGCCGTATTCCGTCCAGATGTCCGTGCCGTTCACCAGCACCAGCCCGCCCAATATATCTGCCATGTCATTTCACTTTTAGTCCGTCACGTATCATTTTCTTTATCTCATCCTTTATCTCGCCCAGGTGGCCGGCACTTACACCCGTGTTCTCAGCGATGCGGGCCAGGTGGCCCTCGGCCGTGTCCATCTTCTCCACCACGCTTTCCAGCCGGTCGTCCATGCTGCTCCAGTGCTGCAAC